CGTCTGCGTCGAATTCGTCGCCAACTCGGAGGACCAAATGTGGGACGAGATCGCCCGTGTCATGGCCGACCAGACCGTGCAACTCGCCCTCACGCCCACGCTCGAGATCCACTGTCCGCCCAACCTGACCCGCCGCACCACACTCGTCGGCTACGGCGAACTACTAAAGTTCTCCAGCCTCGTCCGATCCATGTTGATCGAGGGAAAGGTCACCCAGCGCGGCCAGCGCACCCTCACCGAACATGTCTGCCGTGCCGTCCTCGCCAAGACCGCCCAGGGCACCGTGCTGTCATCCCAGAAATCACCCGGCCCGATCGAACTGGCGAGGTGCATGGTGTGGGCCATCGCCCTGTCCAGCCGTCCGGCTGTTCGCATGAAACCCACACTTGCGGTATCCGGGTAGGGCTAACGTGTGGTCTGGCGTCCGTCCCGTGTCGGGCGGGGCGGCCGCCACCTATCGCGAGGTAACCCATGGGAATCTTCAATCGAGGTGTTAGCAAAGCGGCCGTCAGTCCGGCCCCGGAGCCGTCCGTCAAGGCCGCCGCTGCAGGCTCCGGGTATGGCACCTATGGCGGGTACACCAGCCAGGCGAACGGCATCAACTTTGTCGGCGCCTACTACACCTACTACGAAGGCGAAGCCCGCAACCGTGCCATGTCCGTCCCGACGATCAGCCGGGCCCGCGACCTGCTCGCCTCCGTCATCGGGTCAACCAAACTGTGCATGTACACGGAACGGTGGAACGACACCGAAATGGAAATGGAAGAAGTCGACCTGGCGCCCCGCGCCTGGCTACGTCAACCCGACCCGTCCGTGCCGTACTCCACCCTTATGTCGTGGACATTGGACGACCTGTTCTTCTTCGGCCGCGCTTTCTGGTACATCACGTCCCGCACCGCTGACGGCTTCCCCGCATCGTTCACCCGGCTACCGGCCGGTACCGTCACCACCGAAGATCAAGCCGGGCCCGTCTGGTTCGCACCCTCCAGCGAGGTCTACTTCCAAGGTGGCATGATCCCGCCCGAGGATCTGGTGCAGTTCATCAGCCCGGTGCAAGGCGTCATCTACATGTCCGAACAAGCTGTGGCCACCGCGCTACGCCTCGAGGAAGCCCGCTACCGCAACGCCCAATCCGCCATGCCGTCCGGCGTACTGAAGCAGACCGGAGGTGAACCGCTGTCAGCCCAAGAACTGGCCGATCTTGCGGCTGCATTCAACGCGGCGCGCATGTCCAACCAGACGGCCGCACTCAACGAATTCTTGGACTACACCGAAACCAAAGCGTTGCCCGACAACATGCTGATGGTTGAGTCCGCCGAATTCCAAGCCAAAGAACTGTGTCGACTCACCAACATTCCGTTCTACCTTGCTGGCGTCAACATCGGCAGTTACCAGTACACGACCAGCCGTGGCGCACGTGAAGACCTGTACCTGTTCGGCGCACGCCAGTATCTGGACTGTGTGTCGCAAACACTCAGCATGAACAACGTGCTACCGCGCGGCACCTACGTCAAATTCGACATCGACGACTACCTGCAAGGCGTCGTCGAGGACGCCATGGAAGACATGCCCGAAACCACACAGACCCCCGACACCGCACCCTTGGAGGACTGATGCACATTCAACTATCCGCAGGCTTCGCACTCGACGTGCAAGCCGAAGCCGAGGAAACCTCCGGCCGACGTGAGATCTCCGGTCTGGCCGCGCCCTACCAAGTGTCCGCCACCGTGTCCGGAGGCGAATCCGTCATGTTCGCCCCCGGCTCGTTGCCGGTAGACGGCAAAGCCCCGAAACTGTTCATGTACCACGACGCCAGCCAGCCGGTCGGCCTGGTCACGGAACGACGCGAAGCCGCCGATGGTTCCGGCATGTTGTTCACCGCCAAGATTGCGGCCACAGCGGCCGGTGACGAAGCCCTGCAACTCGCCAAAGAAGGCGTCCTGGACAGCGTGTCCGTGGGCGTGGACGTGATCGACTCCTACCAGATGGAGGACGGCACCACCGTCATCACCCTGGCCGAGTGGCGAGAATTGTCACTTGTGCCCATCCCGGCCTTTGCCAGTGCTACCATCACCGATGTGGCCGCCTCGGCGGACATGACTCCCGACACCGAAAACGATCAAATCCTCAGCAAGGAGAACGAAGTGTCCGAAGTCGAAGCCGCCGCCCCCGAGGCCGCACCCACCGCCCCCGTCATCTTCGCCCAGCCCAAGAAGGCCCCCCGTCTGCCCTCGGCCGGCGAGTGGATGGCCGCCTACCACATCGGAGGCGACACCTTCTCCAAGGTCAACGCACAGGTCATCGACTGGAAGAAGGAAAACCAGTCGACCTTCGAGGCGGCCGCCGGTGACGTGGCCACCACCAACACGCCCGGTCTGTTGCCGGTGCCGGTGTTGGGACCGTTGGTGCAGGATGTGAACTTCGTGAGGCCGGTCGTCCAGCGACTGGGCGCACGTGCTTACCCGGACGGCGGCGCGCAGAAGACCTTCGTGCGTCCCACCATCACCACCCACACCTCCGCCGGAGTCCAGTCCGCCGAATTCGACGCAGTGTCGGCCACCACCATGGTGATCGCCGCCAACACCATCAGCAAGTCGACCGTCGCCGGGCAGGTCACCCTGTCCGCCCAAGACATGGACTTCACGTCGCCCGCCGCCATGCAGTTGATCCTCAACGATCTCATGGGCGAATACATGTTGTCCACGGACAACATCGCCTGTGACAACCTGCTGGCCGCCGCCACCTCGAGCGGCGTGTGGGACGGCACCGTCACCGACCTCATGAAGTCGATCTACGACGCCGCGGTGGACGTGTCCAGCAACCGCAACTTCTTCCCGGACACCATCTTCGTGTCGCCGGACGTGTGGGGCCAGATGGGCCAGTTGGTTGACGGTTCCAACCGTCCCGTCTTCCCGTACGTCGGCGCCCCCGGCCTGCAGGGCCAGAATGCGTTGGGCGGCGGAAACGCCACCACTTGGACGGGATCCAACCCGCTCGGCCTCGAGATCGTCGTGGACAGCAACTTCGCTGCCAAGACCATGATCATCACGAACAGCCAGAAGGCCTTCGAATTCTACGAGCAGATCCGCGGCCTCATGTCTGTGGAAGTGCCGTCGACGCTCGGACGCACCTTCTCGTTCTACGGCTACGTCAGCACCTTCGCTGCCGTCGCTGGCATGATCCGCAAGATCACCCAGGCCTGATCGGAGGGGCCGCCCGATGGCGACCTACACAATCCAATACGGCATCATCATCCCCGGCTACGTCACCGCCACCACGCTGACCCCCAACGAAATCGTGGTGGGCGGATCGGTGACCGTCGCAGGTGCGGGAGCGGCATACAACGGGACGCACACCGTCTATGCCCTCCCGCAATACCTGCCGATCAACACCAACACTGACGGCATCATCGAATACGACACCACGTATCCGTTGGCCAACGCTGTCATGTGGGCATCGACGCAAACACCCGAGACGATCAACGCCATCAGTGGCACCATCGCCTACACGCCGACCTGCACCTGGATCACCGGCACCAACATCCAAGACTGGCTGGGCATCACCCTGGCCGGTGGCGCAGAAACCACGTTCCTGAACCAGTGCGCGGCCGCCGCCAACGCCTTCTGTTTCCGACGCCGCGAGGAGTCCGGGTATGTGGACAGCCTGTCCGCCAGCCCGTCCGGTGACGTCACCCTCGGAACGATCATGTATGGCGGCGCCCTGTACCGTCAGCGCGGCGCCATTGACCAGTTCGCGTCGTTCACCGAAATGGGCACCGCACCCACGGTCGGCCTGTCCCCACTCATCAAGCAGCTGCTTGGCATCTCGAGGCCGCAGGTCGCATGACATGGCCTACACCGATCTGTTCAACGAAGCGATCGACGACCTGTCCGCCACCCTGGCGACAATCTCCGGTCTGCGCGTCGTCACTGATCCGGGCAAGATCAACCCACCCTGCGTCTTCCTTGACGCCCCCAGTTGGACATCCTTCAACGGTGGCAACATCGTAAAGATGGACTTCTCCGTGCGCGTCTTCTCCCTGGGCCCGTCCAACCTCGACGCCCTCCGCAACATCCTGGCGATCTGCGCCCAACTGTTCGAGAAGAACATCGCAGTCACAGACGGCCGGCCGGTATCGGTTGTCATCGGCGGCCAAGAATTCCCGGCATACGACCTCACAATCCCCCTACAAGCACAGGTGGCATGACATGGCATATCGCATCATCTCCGCGCGTCTGGGCGAACCTGGCGCAATCTGGACACCCGTGGAAGGCATCAACGTTGAAGCGTTGATCGCCGGAGGATTCATCGAGGACACCCACACCACCCCCGGCAAATCTGCTAAAAATAAGAACAAGGCCCCCGACGCCGCCAACACCAATCAGGAGTAACCATGGCCACGTCGACCTACCTCAGCAACCCAGTCGTCACCGTCAACGCTGTCGACTTGTCCGATCAGTGCAGCGGCGCCACCGTCAACCAGACGTTCGCCCAGTTGTCCAACACCGCTTTCGGTGACACCGCCATGAAGTACACGGCCGGTCTGCAGGAGAACAGCGTGACCCTCGATTTGTACTGGTCGACCGCCTCGAGCGAGACGTACGCCACCCTCAAGTCGCTGGTGGGCACCAGCACCACGGTGACCATCAAGGGATCTTCCGCCGCGACGTCGGCCACCAACCCGCTGGGCACCCTCACCGGAGGCTTCCTGGCTGAACTGCCGGTCGTCTACACGGTGGGCGAACTGGCCACCTGCTCGATCACCTTCAACGGTGGCACCTTCGCCTACACCGAGGCGTGATTCATCCCTAACCCGAAAGGCCCGACATGAAACTGCATCTCAAGGTGGACATTGGTGATGGCCCGTTTGTGGTCACCACCAACCTGCAAACCATCATCGCTTGGGAGCGTAAGTACCGACGCAAAGCCGGTGACCTCGCAGCCGGGATCGGCATGGAAGACCTTGCCTTCATGGCATGGGAAACGTGCAAGCAGAAGAAGATCGTGGTGCCCGTCGAATTCGACTCGTTCGTAGCGCGACTCGTCGAGCTGGAGGTGGTGTCGGAAGAGGCGTCCGGCCCTTTCCCTCCGGCACCTACCGACGTTCATTAGCAGAACTGCTAATCAGCACAGGCTGGTGGCCACCTGATGTACCCTTTGACACGGACGACCTTGCGACGGTCGCCGCGATCTTCAAGGAGCAAAAACGGTGACAGTCGGGGCCACACTCGAGGTGAAAGGCGTCAAGGAAGCTTTGGCGACCCTCAACCAGTTGGACAAGGCCACCCGACGTCAGATCACCCGTGACTTCGCCACCATCGCGGCCCCAATGGTGCAGGAAGCCAAACGCCTGCTACCTGGTGACGCACCCATGTCCGGCTGGAATCGCGGCTACAGCGTCGGCGGACTTGCCAAGAAGCAGGCCCGCATGGCCCGTGGCGTCGTCTCGTTTGCCGACGAAGACTCGACGTCGCTGCTCCCGTGGAATGGCAACGCTGAGAAACGGTCTATCAAGGCATTCACGTCCGGCTCCAAGAAGAAGGCGGCCGTCTTCGGCATGAAATGGAACGACCGCACCGCCACCCTGTTTGACATGTCTGGCAAGTCGATGACACCGCAGGGCGCCCAGATGATCAACGTGCTGTCGTCCCGGTTCGGCTCCCCGTCGCGCATCATGTGGAAGGCGTACCAAATGTCCGCCGACGACGTGCAGAAACAACTGCGTGAACTGGTGGAAAAGATCATGAACGAGTCGTCCTATGCCCTGCAATACAAGCACGGCAAGACGGTCATAGCGAAGGTAGTAAAGGTGATCTGATGGCCGTAACAATTCCCCTGGTAACAGAATTCCAAAACCGTGGAATCAAGGCCGCCGAAGCCGCCTTCATGAATTTCCGTAAGGAAGTCGGCAACGCCCAAGGCACCATGGGCAAATTCAAGGCCGGATCAAAAGCCGTCTTTGACGGTATCCAAGCCAACGCCGCCACCTTCGCTACAGCGGCGGCCGGCGCCTTCGTCACCTTTGCCGCCCAAGGCGTCACCGCCTTCCAAGACTTGGCGTTGGGTGCCGACAAGTTTGCCGGGGCCACGGGCCTGGCCGTTGAGGAAGCGTCACGCCTCATGGAGGTAGCCGGTGACCTTGGCATCGAAGCCGGGACCATCGAAACCAACATCGGCAAAATGAACCAGAACTTGGGCAAGTCGCCAGACTTGTTTGAGGAACTGGGCGTCCAGGTGGAGTACGCCAAGGATGGCACCGTTGACGCCAACGAAACCTTTTTGAACGTCATTGACCGGCTGAACAAGATCAAAGATCCGGCGCAGAAAGCCCGTGTTGCCACCCAACTGTTGGGTAAGGGCTGGCGCGACATGTCGCAGTTGATCGACATGGGTGCTGACGATCTTCGCAGATCGCTGGCCACCGTTTCGGACGCCAAGGTGATCAGCCCGGAAGAAGCGGAACGAGCCAAGAAATTCCGCGACAACATGAACAACCTCAAAGACACCATCGAGGATCTGTCGCTGCAACTGGGCGAAGTACTGGTGCCCGCCATCTCCAATGCTGTTGAGCAGTTTAACAAACTGCAGGTCGGCCAGATCGGTGGCGGCTTCCTGCAATCGTTCTTCGGCACCCCCATGGACAAGTTTCGCGGCCAGATGAACATGGTGTCTGGCCTGTTCAAGATCTTCGGCGTCAACTTGGAGGACGCCAAAGACGATGAACCGTTGATCTCCGACGAAGAAGTCAACAACATGCAGATGGCGGCCCGAGACCTCGAGGACGCCAACCAGCAAACCCTCAACCAGATCAAGTACGGCAGACTCAACCCGTTCAAAGGCACCGCAGACAGCGCGGCCGGTCTGCGAACAGAACTGCAGAACGTTGACAAAGCATGGCAAAACCTTGTCGACAAACTGAACGACACCGTGCAACTCGACAGCGCCCAACAAGCATTGGACGACCTCGAGGAAGCCGCCCGGCAAGCCTTCGGCACCGGCACCCAAGAAGACCTTCGGATCTACAACGAAAAGGCCGCCGAATTCGCCGGACTGTTGGCGAGCATCGCGGGAAGCATGGGCGACGTGTCATCTCGCGAAATCAAGATGAGGTTCAAGGCCGAAGGTCCGGCCGCCGCCCTGGCGTTGGCCCAATGGTTGGCTCGTGGCGCAGAATACGGCAACCTGACCGCTTCGCAGGCCATCGGTGAAGCCGGTCTGTCGTTCTCCATTCCCGGCCGTGCTTTGGGTGGAACCGTGTCGGCCGGTGGCACCTACCTGGTGGGCGAACGTGGCCCGGAACTGTTGACGGTCGGAGCTGGTGGCGGACATGTCACCCCGATGGGCCAGATGGGTGGCGGCAACACCATCAACGTGACTGTTACCTCGGCCGACCCCAACGCTGTCGTGCGGGCCCTCCAACAGTACGTCCGTCAGTCGGGGCCGGTGCCCGTCAACACTCGAGCAATGTAATGGCGACCACCAACTGGACATTCCTAAAAGGTGGATACGCAGGCACCAACTTCACGTCCAAAGTCCTGTCGGCCTCAGTCAGCCAAGGCC